AAATGCTCACAATGTAACACTGATTGTAAGACAGACGAATTCAGTTGTTATGAATGTGAGACTTGTATAGACTGTGGCGGTTGTAATTGCGAAGGAGAATATAATGAAAGTGCGGACTATGGCGATAACGATTACGGACAAAACGGATTCGTACCCAGGAAATACTGATTTAGTAACTCTAATTGCTAGAGCGATTTGGCAAATAGAAACTGATGGTGGTTTCATAGGTAACAGTAATACTGGTTATCGTGGGGATTCTGCACATGGTGTACAGTCTACAAAAGACAAGGTCGCACATTACTATAATAATCCTGTCGAACTAGGTGTCGATGAAGCAATCTACGATGAAGCACACAAGATTGTAAAATACTTTCGTGAGATGGCAACGCCAACAAAAGACTTCATCTTAGAGTGTCACAACATAGCACAAGAACCTCAAGTATCTATGAAGAAGATTGGGTTCGTAGTCGCTATGGTACCAACATATCGTAAAACAATCGAAATACAAAATTACAATAAAGAGTATGAGAACAGTGACTATGTTGGTATTGCAGGTAAGAGACAAAATTTCTTTGTCAAGTTCTTAGAGAAAAGATTTATACCTAACAATGATAGTTATCTATATACTTTCATTGACCGCAGAAAGAACCTCATCAAGACATGGGTTACTTCAGAAAAAGACGAAGCATGGGAATGGAATGTCAATGACTGTATTGACTTAGATGCATTTGTGCGAAAGCATGAAGCAAACAAGTTCAGTGGTCTACGAGAGACATACATCAACAGAATTAAATTGATTGAGAATAAAGGTAGCACAACATGATTGAAGTATACACTAAAGATGGGTGTGTATTTTGCACTAGAGCAAAAGCACTCGCAGAAGAAAGCGGTTATGATTATAAGATTATTCATATGCCAAGGGATATAAGCAGAGAAGACTTGATGGCGAAATTTCCTACAAGTAGAACTATGCCCATAATCACTATTGACAATGAGAACGTGGGAGGGTATAATGAACTCAAATACATTATCGAAGAAAGGAAAGCAAGTGACTGATTATGATAAGGAGAATATTATCGTGCGTGAAGAATTGTTAGAAGATTTACATGAGGGTATCGTCAAGGTGACGTTTACTAAGAAAGATGGTACAGAGCGAGTTATGAACTGTACACTAGTACCTTCATATCTACCTGAAGCATATCGAACTGATGTGCGTGATGATGAAGATAAAAAAGTCAATGAGAATGTTCTTGCAGTGTGGGATACTGATGCTGATGGTTGGCGTTCATTTCGTCTTGATAGCGTCAAGATTGCGTATCTAGTTGGTGCTGATGTAGAAGTAGAAGGTCATCCTGTATGAGTGATGAGATGCTAGATGTTCCTGAATTACTCAAGCGTGAGAAAGACAAGGCACTAGGTAATCGCATTCATAGACCAGCAAGGTATGAGCAAAAACTCATCCGTGTGCGTGATGATGGTACTAAAGTGTATATGTTTCAAGTAGTCGAAGAAGCACACTATATCAATGCAGATGGGTCTAAGTCTTACGAAGGTGCCAATAAAAAGATTGATTGGGTTATGTCTAAGTTTGTACCAAAGGTTAAACGTAGAGACATACATACTACTATAGACAAAGAAATCTTCAAAGCGATTGATAATCTAAAGTATGCTAAGAAAAGACTAGTCATTGCAGAAGTACGAAGAGTGATGTTATTAGACGATAACATTGTAGACAAATTGCCGAAGAACCTCGGCACATCAATCTCTAGACGAATTGGTCATCTTGTAGATAAAAGAAATCTTGCTTATGAGCAACAAACAAAAGCAAGACGAGTGTTAGTAAAGGGTAAGTATAGGTATGTCGGATAACGTGATTGAATTTCCTAAGGTAAATAAACCTGAAAATGACAATGTTGATGATAGTATGGATGCAGTACATAATATTGTCGAAGATATGCAAAAACAAAAAGTCTCAGACATGAGCAACTATCTTGCAGAAAGTATTCTCATGGCAGGTGCTAAAGAGATGGTTGCTAATGGTGTAGATGTAAGTGATCCCGAGTTTCTAAAAGATTATGCATTTGCTCTTGAAGCAATACGAAGTTGTCTTTATCGTCATGGTAAAGTGCATCACGACTTTCAAGATTTAGTTGATAGATATTGCAAGTTTACATTGAAGAAGAACCGTGCTGGTGAAATAGCACAAGTTGGTCTTGAACTACTAATGCAAGAGTTAGAAGAAGATGAGGATAACACTTGACATTTGCATATACCTGTGATACAATAGGTACTTAATAATGATAGAGAGAATAATATGATTTTAGTTGACTTAAACCAAGTGATGATTTCAAACCTTATGATGAACCTTCAAGGTAATCAAGGCGCAGTAGATGAAAATCTAGTGCGTCATATGGTGTTCAACTCACTACGAATGTACAAGCAGAAGTTTAACAAGCAATATGGCGACTTAGTTATTTGTTGCGATGATATGAACTACTGGCGTAAAGATATATTTCCTTTCTATAAAGCATCACGAAAGACTGACCGTGAGAAGAGTCCATACGATTGGAATGAAATCTTTACTGCATTGAATAATATTCGTGAAGAGATAAAAGAGAATGCGCCATATAAAGTCATTCAAGTAGAACGTGCAGAAGCAGATGATATCATTGGTACGATATGTCACGAACTTGGTCAGCAACTAGGCGGCGACCCTATTCTTATTCTATCAGGCGATAAAGACTTTCAACAGTTACAAGTGTATAGTAATGTCACGCAGTTCTCACCTATCTTAAAGAAGTTTCTGAAGTGTAATGACCCTACTGGTTATCTATTAGAACACGCTATCAAAGGCGACAGAGGTGATGGTGTGCCAAACATCTTATCTGAACCTGATGTATTCGTAAATGGTGGTAGACAGAAACCTATCACTAAGAAAAAGTTGAAAGCATTTGAAGAAAATCATCCTACTGACAACGAAAGATTTATGACTAATATGCAGTTAGTCAATTTAGAACTCGTACCTGATAATATAAAAGCATCTGCTTTAGAACAACTATATAGTACTGTACAAGGCAGTAAGCGTAAACTGTTAGACTTGTTTATTGCAAAGCGAATGAATTTATTGATAGAAAGTATTGAAGAGTTTTAATATGAAAGAATTTATATTAGTCATTAGTATGTGGGGTAGTGATGGTGCAACTGACCACTACATAGGACAAATTTCACTACAACAACCATTTTCAGAAGCACAGTGTAATATGCTCATAGAAGATAAGATGTGGGCGAGTAGTTACGAGAACGACCACTATCATATGAAAGGTCACTGCTTTCCAGCAGAATGTGCAGGAAAAGAGACCTGCTAATGAAGATATTATCACTTCACTTAATCAATCACGATGCAAACGTGACATACTTTGATGGTAAGAAATCAACGTATCTCAACCTAGAACGTGTCAAAGGCATCAAGAAATATCACTACTATAAATGGGACTTTCCTAAGTTAGCAGATGACTTAGAAGGTATGGGTGTGCCATTAGAATTAGATGCTATTGTTGTAACTGTCGGTGAACAGACTGGTACAGAGCAACAAGAGATACTAATGGACTGGCGATATCCAGATGATGAACAGATACTAGAGATTACTGAAAGACAGTTTGAAAACGTATTTGAGAACTTACCTTATCGTGCTAAGAAATACTACAGATGCGAACATCACTATGCACATTATATGAATGGCGTATGGTTGTATGGTTCAGATAGTGGACTTGTCATCGATGGTTGTGGTGACTATGGTGTGCATATAAGCGTATATAAAGGTCGTGAAAGAGTACTTAAATATACTCAAAAAGATATGTGTTCAATAGGCGATTTATATTATGATACCTCTGCAGACCTACTTGGTCGAGGTGATAAGAGAGAATGGGGTAATTCATTTGCAGATAGAAGTGGTAACTTCATGGGTCTTATCTCTTATGGTAAAGTGAATGAGACATATGCAAATCATCTAAGACAATATGAACTCACAGAGTTTGTAGGTGAAGCATTCAATAAGAACAAATATTTTCAAAAAGCAGGATTGACTGACAGACAACTATACTTTGGTCATGGTCAGAAAGCAATAACTGATGATGGTCGTGGTAGCACAACTGATAGTGAGTATTCATGGTCTATGGTTCATGTGCATAAAGATGGTCATCCATACGTTGTTCAGTGGCATCTCGACTGGTTTCGCACAGTGCAAACAGTACTAGCAGAAAAACTAGTACAATTTTGTGCAGAGCATTTCAAACATGATGAAGATTTCGTATATAGTGGCGGCGTTGCACACAATGTTGTCGTTAACGAAGTTTTGAGTGCTATGTTCACTAGCATGAAAATCCCTCCTAGCATAGGTGACGAAGGTCAAAGCATCGGATCGATGTATGCGATACTAGACCACTTAGGTATCGAAGCAGATGATTGTCCTACTACTAATTGGCAACGTGAAGATATATCTATGATGGACGATGAGACAGTAGCAAATGTAGCAGATATGTTAATACATGATAAAATCATTGCAGTATGTCAAGGAGAAAGTCATGTAGGTCCAAGAGCATTAGGTAATCGTTCATTGTTGTATCTGCCTAATCGCAAGTATGCCGCACACTATTTGAATGAACGTAAAATCAAACAACGTGAGTGGTGGCGCCCATATGGGGTGATGATACTAGAAGAATATATCTCACAGTACTTTGAGACAGATACGCTATCACCACATATGCTTCATACGGCAAAACCTACTGCATTAGGTAGAGAAGCAATGTCTGGAGTTATACATACAGATGATACAGTTAGATATCAGACGATAGGACAAGAAGGTCCATATAGAAAACTATTAGAAAGATTACAGGACTTAGAATGCCCACCTATAGTGATTAATACATCACTCAACGCACCTGGTAAACCCATGTGTCATACAATAGGTGATGTAAAATCATTCGCAGATGAGTTTGGTCCTGATTGCGTAGTGATTGGTGATGAACTGTATATGACTAATCACAGAGGAGTAGCATGGTCAAGCAACTAAGAAGATACGAGAGACCTTTAATTAAAGATGGTACTCATAGATATATGGGTCCATCAATCTATAAAGGTGTACTCACAGACAAAGTATTCAAGACGATGTGTGATATGGTTAAACAGTCACAAGAAAGCGTTAAAGATATGCTATGTCACACGACAACTGAAAACAATAGACTAGAGTTTCAAGAGAAACCTGAACACTATGAAGCATTAGAAGAAATATTTGTACACATTTCAAACTTTACACAAGCACATAATCCTATAGACCACAGAGATGTTGATGAGTTAGATTTAGATAATGTATGGATGAACGTGCAACATGAAAATCAAACGATTGGACAACATACACACGAAGAGTCCGACTACGCATTCGTAATATATGTAAAGAACACACTACTTGATCCATCTGCTGGTCATGTATATGAAGATAGAAGCGTCAATTATCCTCAAGACGGTATGATTGAATGGCGATACGGCGAGACACATTTCTTATCGCCTAATCGTATGTTACACTTTCCTGTTGAAGGTGAAATAGTAATATTTCCTGGTTGGTTAGAGCATATGGTACACCCATTCAAGGGTAAGAACCATGAGCGTATCAGTATAGCAGGCAATATAAATAGCAGTAGATAAACAATGGAGTTATAATGCAAAAGTTCGTACCTGAGATACTACAACAAGTGAATGATGCTAAGACAAAAGCAGAGAGAATTCGACTGCTAGAAGCGAACAACATAAGACCTATTCGCAATATGTTAGCATTGAATTTTGACAAGAACATAGAAATAGACTTACCAGAAGGTGCGCCACCATATAGTCGTGACGAAAAAGAACCAATTGGTATGTCTAATGCTTCTCTATATGTCGTTGGTAGAAGACTAGCAAGATGCTTGAAGTCTGACCCACTACCTAAGACACGCAAAGAAGCAGTGTATATACAGATTTTAGAGGGAGTACATTGGCAAGAAGCAGATTTGCTCAATCTAATTAAAGATAGGAAGATGGAAGAAAAGTTTCCTAACATCACTAGAGAGATAGTGCGTAAAGCATTCCCTACTCTACTTACTGATGTACAACCTAATCAATTTACTAAGGAGAAATAGACTATGAAAGAAATATTTGAACTAGACGATATGGTTCGTGAATTCAAACTAGAGTTTACAACATTTAAAGAAAAAGGCAATAAGTCTGCAGGTACAAGAGCAAGAAAGAAGTTGTCAGAGTTAGCAAAGTTCTGTGCTACAGTGCGTAAAGAAATTCAAGAGTCCAAGAACAATCCAGAACCTACTGTCTAATGATAGAAGTGTTTGATGACTTGTTAGATAAAGACACTTTCGACACTATCAATCGTGTCGTTAGTGATCCTTTATTTACTTGGATGTATAACGCACATACAGTTGAAGCAGATATACCTGACGATAAAGACATACCACAGATGGTCAGAAGTATTATGTTGGACTCAGGTGCAGAAGAACATACAGATACAGAGACACAAATACTCAACGAGTATATTAAGAAGTATCCAGAGTTTTATAGCATAGCAGAGAAAGCAATAGAACGTAGTGAACAGTTGTTCTCAGGTATAGATAGTTTTCTACGCATCAAATGTAATATGACTATGCCTTTTCATAATGCACCAACATTTAATCCTCCTCATTGTGATACAGATGGTGAGGGATACAAATCATTAATATTTTATTTGAATGACAGTGATGGTGATACGTTCTTCTTTGGTGAAGATAATAGAACAGTAACACCAAAAGCAAATAGGGGTGTATTTTTCGATGCATATCATAAGCATTCGTCATCATCACCTAAACAGACAAGA